TTGCTACTGTTTTAGCCATATTAACAACCAGTAACTACACGTAGAGCGTTTTGGTCAATAACACCATAACTCATTACGCCATACCAACCAATGTTAACTGTACGTCCAAGATTATCAGAACCTTCTTTAATTACTAATGATGGTGCTTTAGCGACAGCTTTACCAAGTGCATTTTTACCAAATACAACACAAGTACCAGCAGTAACGTTAGAATCTTCAACGATAGTACAGCCCTCTAATGAGCCAACCATTCCGCTAGTAGCACTTTCTAATGAAGTGTTTTGAGCGATTGGAATATAATCGTCTTTCAAGTCAGAAACTTGAGATGGATTAACAAACGCTACATAACGACCATCGTCAAACTTAGCGATACCAGCATTAGCCAAAGCAGTATATGCTTCACGTAAGTCTAGTTTATCTAAAGTGCCAGAAGTATCAGCAGCGATAGTATTAGAACCAGCTTCAAGAACGCTTAGACCTAAAGTATCAGTTGTTTCACCAAGGTTAACACCAACTAATTCAGCAGAAGCCAAATCAGCTTTACCAGCAGTAGCAATGTTTGCTAATGATGTTGATGTAATAACCGCACCGTACTCTGCCATAGTCAAAGTAACTTTAGTGTCAGTCATTGTTGTTGATGAAGCTTCAGTACCATCAGTCAAAGCAGTTGTTGCCGCTGCCATTCTTGAGAATACTGTGAACGCGATTGATGATGCCATATCGTCTTGTCTGATAGTAGCATACGCATCAACTTTGTTATATGAGTTACCCGAAAGGATAACCGCTTGATTCATTAAATCTACTACCGAATCAGAAAGTAGTGCTTTTGTATTTACAGCCATTTTAATTACTCCTATGTAATTTCATCTTGGAGTCTGTATAGTTCAGCCATTGATGTTGTAGATTTAATTCTATCAGCAGCATTTAATGTTGCTTTATTAGAAGTAGCATCTACTCTCTTTGGTTGGCTATCAACTCCATTATTAAATAAATAAGGCTTTTCGCCTTTCAATTGTTCAATGAATGTGTCTTGTTCAAAGTCCTCACCAGCACTAGCTTGTGCCATTAAGTGCTTAAAATAATCCGCATCATTAATACCATTTGCATTAACAACCTTTTGAATTTCCATATCGGACTTCATTTGATTGTTGTTGCTTTCCAAGCCCTCAATCCTTGCATTAAGCGTATTAATCAGTTCAGCAGCTTTGTCCAAATCGGACTTATTAGCTTCATCAGCTTCTTTCTTCGCGTTAATCAATTCTCTCGCTTGTTCAATTGAATCTACCCCTAATTGTTCTGCTAATTCGGATTTAGCTCTGGTAGCACCTTTGCTGTAACCCTTATCAATCAGTTTATCAAGTTTAGATTGCGATATAACCACCTCATTATTTTCAGTTGTAGGAGTATCAACTTCTGCCGTTTTTTGCTCGTCAGCCATAACATTTACCTCTTTTATATAAAAGTTGTTTTAATAATAACACTATTTTGTTGTTTTCACAATAAAATTTCCAAGTCGTTCTTTAATGTGTTTCATTTGTTTTTTATCAATCCCAAAGAATTTACGTTTATATGTTACTTGATTACCGTAAGCCTTGCTATTTTCATTTGAACTACCAAAATACAATCTTACACCATCTTTAATCTTTTTACGTGTGATAGATTGAAGCATTGAGCCTTTATCCGTTAAATTTACTCTGCCAGTCTTACCATAACTTTTTGAATATGGTTTAAAGCCTTTAGAGTTTTTATCTTTACCAGATTGGGTTCTTTTAATAATTCCAACAATAACACTCTCAGTAATTGAATATAAATTGCTATTAGAGTTTTTTATACGCTTTGTATATTTGCCGAAATTAGGCATTTTTTTAACACGAATACCCATTTGCTTCAGCTTCCTCTTTACTCATTTTATAGAACCTATGACGGCAGTTGTATGCTCTATCTTGGTCGCTTTCTATTCTTGATTTTTCACTATCGTTATAACAAGAGTTATCATTTAGCACTCTGCGACAAAAATCTCTAGTTCTACCATCATTAACGCCCACATAAACCCAAACACCATCATCAATATCAGCAGCACGTAAATCAATCACTTCTTGTTGAAATTCTTGGATAGATGTTCTTGCGTATGTTTGTGAATACTTAGCTAAATTAGAACCATCTAAAGTTTGAGCAATTCCAGCAGCAATTGTGTCAACAGAAGCATCTGATATCACGTATTTGTACAATTCACGCTTAACAGCTAAACCAACATCATCACCAAGTCTGATAAAGAAATCACGTTTCATTTGTTTAAGCATCTGAATCTTTACAGCATCATCAGCAGTAAAGGCAGTCGCTAAACCACCAGCATCAAACGCTTGTAATGTTCCAGCGTAAATAGAGTCAAACTGCTTATCTATTAACTCATTAATTAAATCATAATATCCAGCTTGTTTTAATGATTCACGCCATACAAACTCATATTCAAGGACATCATCTGGACTTAATCCAGCAAGGTTAGCTGTGGCAATTCTTCTAACACTTTCAAAGATTTTTTCAACCTCACCGTCAAACTGTTTGATAAATTTATCAATATCAGCTTGGGATTGGTTATATATTGCATCAAGTGTTGGCATTAATACCTAAAGCAGCCATAGTATCATTCAATGAGCCACCCGTTTTAACTTTGTTTAACATTTCATTACGTGCGTTAATATTATCATCAACTTGAACCCTTGCATCTTCTTCAGTTAAATCTGGGTTCTCACGCATTAATATCTTGTGCGGTGAAATTAAACCTAAATCAATTGACTGCTGGTCAATGTTAATTTGTTCTTGGGTTGATGTTGGATATTTTGGCTCACCGAAGTCAATAATCAAATCGCTATTGCCATAATTAACACCATACGTTTCACTAACTAATTTAATCATATTAAACAATTCACGCTCATAAACTCTAAAGTCTTGTTGTTGTTCTTGAGTGAATTTATCTAATTTTAGATTTTCCATCTGAAGAGCAAATCCAGAAGATACTTGACCAGTCATTCTAAACTGATTTGGACTGATGCCATAATTAACAGCAATCTCATTAGCTAACTCTTGAATTGTTTTATGTAGTTGCTCATAATTAGATTGTAAGTCTAGAACATCAATCTCTGTATTTTGACCAGTAAGGGTTAAGATAGACAATGGGTCTAATACTTTACCTTTTAACTCTGATATATTATCGCCTTTACCAATTAGCTGCTTAAATGATTGAGTCTTGATAATATGGTTTAAGAATGTACGGTGAACTGATAAATCAATCGTTCCATTAGTTAAATCATCTCCAGTATAAGCATCCCAGAACTCTTCATCTCTCCAGCCATTATGTAAGAACACGAAAGGCAATACACCGAATGGGTTTACCATTTCTTCGTTATCTTCAATTGCTACAATCTTTTCATTACCGTTTTGTTTATCAATGTAATAATGCTCAGTATCAGACCAATACGCCCAGCGTTCAGTCTTATTATCTGTGCCAGTCATTTCAACAAAATACGCTACCCAATTGACTTCACCTTGGTTATAACCGACTTCTGTTTGATGCGGTAATCGCAACATAATCTTTGGTATTTGCTTATCAAAATCCCAGCTAACTTGTATTAAGACATCATTAAAGGCATTCATATACCTATTGGCTTGAGCCATTGTTTTGTCAATACGTAAATCATTGTACAATTCTTGAGCAGCATCTGATTCAAATGTTCTATTTACGCCAAAACTGTACACATTAGAAATGTCATTAACAACTTGCTTGTATATGTTGTTGTTAGTATTTAGCTGAACATCTAGCTTTAATAAGGCAAATGCTCTGTATATTTTTCCAAGTTTATGAATAACTTGTTCACTAAAATTATCGTTATACATTTTATAACGTCTGTTAAATTTAGTAATTCGGTTTGTTTCGCCACTCAATATATTTGACCTAATGTCATTTGACGGGTATTTGTTAATAATCATATTATCCTACTTCCATTCTAATATTACGAACCTCAGCTTTATTTAAACTGTGTTCATATTCTATATAATATCCCACCGAATCTACCGAGTGAGTT